CCCCCGCGTCCCCAGGGTACACCACGACCGTCTTGCGACTTCGTGGGTAAACCAGATGACACGCCATAAACGGCTGCTGCTAGGGTAACGTCAGGCCTAAAATTCTGCCAAGAAATCTTGCGATACTTGGCAGGCCTATAGGCACGGACGTACCTGATCCCATTGCGCCAGCGAGTACGCCAGCGATCACGATGGTCGTGGATGACAATATCGCCGAGATCCGAAGGACCCCGGAGATTTCTAACCTCAGAAGGCAAGCCTTCAAGGATAGAACGCCATGCACGGTAAACGAACGAATCTCGAACGAAGTCGCCATTAGCGGCTCGTTTAAGACCGTTCGCCATCGCGATAAGCTGTTGCGGCTCATTTGGTGATTCCTTCAAAAAGTAAGGCCTAACAGCCGAACCAAGGAAGAAATCACCGCCACAACTCTCACGGAAAGGACCATCAACACAAGATTTACTCATGTTAACGGCAAATCCGCAATAGCTTAACAAGGAGATCACATCCTCAGAGCGTCCCGAAGGCAGGATTAAATCATCGCCAAAGGCGAAGACAGTTCTGCCAATGGAACTACGACCACAAACGGCCGCAACGAGACTAAGAAAAATCAAGGTCTCAAGCTCAAAGGTGAAACCATTCCCCATAGAGCTAAACTTCTCGAGCAAAAACCAATTGCCCTTGAAGAAAGTTCGCTTGGAACGGAGTCCATCAAGGACGTCGTACCAAGAAGGGGGAAGCAGGAGCTTCACAAGGTTCCTGCAAATGGTATCGCTAGCGTTTGAAAGGTCTAAGGTTGCAAGATGGCCCTCGCTAGAGGCCGCACAGGCGAGTAGTCTGTGCTTTTCTTGCCCTTCGGAGAGGTTAATACCAATCCGGCGGAGTCGGTTTCTAATCACCTTGCCATAGGCAAGTTGATAGAACAGATTGATAGAAGGCTCGATGGCAATGCCACGATTCTTCTTGCAATCCTTGGGGACCGTTGTAAAACGGTTACCCCTAACCTTCTCCGGCACCTTACCTGATGACGCACAGGCCGAAGCCCATAGCGTGCCACTCCACGGAACGAGGAATGGCCAAGCATCAGATGTGAAAGTGGGTCTCGATGACATTTTGTCGGGGATGGTACAGAACTGTCCCCTATCGCCATAGGTCGAGCCTGGGCCAAACTTCCCGTCTACAAGATCGGGACATGGACCCAGAATTTCCGAAACTATGTTTCTCGCCTCGAACAAAACGTTCTTGACGCCCTCAGGTACATCTTCGTCATAAGACGAAGACGTCAGAGGATAGAATCGGCGGTTAGCTCGAAGACACTCTCTCTCGCACTTGAGAAAACTCTCTTCCGCAATGGCCTTACGGTCAAAGCTGGTTGGGAGAGGCTCAAGCTTTCGGAGAAGATCCGTAGCCATGGCATCACGCCAATAGGCTAACTGATCATTATAGTGTCTGGGATCAACTTCCAACGTGGCAAGTTGGTCCCACTCTCCATTCGCATACAGCATATAAGCAGTCTGCGAGCGGGGAGTGGCGAGGTCCTCGTAGAGACGAAGGACCGCTTTCTCCACAGCATGTGGCAGAAAGGATGCGCTCACGGCAGTCTCCTAAAAGGGAGTGAAGATCAGGTCGGAGCCCAACCGGTTTGAAGAGCACCGACGACCAACGGATCCTTGATGAGGTTCGCAATCTGCGCACCCATCTCGGACATGTCGGTCGACGTCGCATTCATCGGGAGAGCAAAAGACCCGGTAAACACCGCCTTCGAACGGACTTGCGTGTTCCCTTGCGTGTCGGTGTAGACAGACGGATAAACATACGTCATGTCAACGCGACGTACCGTACCGTCTCCGTTGTTCCGGGACGACAACTGGAAGAAGGGCTGTTGGCCCGACGTGCCAGGAGCCGTCGAAGAACGCCAGAGAGCGGGCGATTTGTCGCCACCCGAACCCGCAAGGAGCGCATAGACAATACTGGTCGTACCATCCGCTTTCTTGATGGTGATGGGAAGAGCGGTTGCCATAGTGGCCTCCATTGTGGTCAAATTCTAACAGAGGAGAATCATCTCTTGTTAGAGGTGTTGAAGTAAAAGCGAAATCGCAGTTGCACCTCTCATAAAGGAGAAACCGCGGAATGGCTTAAGCTTGAGGGTGGGACCCGGTATACCGAGGGCACGTTTCTCAAACACCCCGTCTGACGTGAAGCCGTAATAACGGGCTGCAAGGTCAAAGGCGGGGAGGTCTGGGTTCCAGTGCGTCTCGTATCGGGTACCTCTCTGGAAAGTCGTATTGTAGGAGTCAACAAGTGAAACTCCCACAAAATCAGTCATGCTGGACAAAACCTGACCAACATTACTGAACCAATCGACCACGAAGCTGTATGGTACAGCTTCCCAGAGAACAGCTGGGAAATTTGCAAATCCCATCTGATTAGCTAAGAAGGCGTTGGGGTTCACGATCCGAGACTTGGCACCAATCTCGACAGAGACGGTGCCGTCCTCGCCGGTTCGATAAGACCCGGTTACCGTGTCCGCATTATTGCGAACAGAGTAACTTTCATGACCACGAGCAGAAATGGGAACATACCCACCAAAGTCCGTGTCAGTCAACACCTTCATTCCGGCGTTAATATCCTCGATAAGGGGCGACCAGCCAAAATGCCATTCCAGAAAGGCATCCCCAAAAGACTTTAGGGATTTCTTACTGTTAGGAATTTTAGACTGGTCCACCCCAAGTGCCTTAGCGGCACCGAGTATATTGCCTTTGCGAAGTGCAAAAGCGAACGCACGGACCCTAGAAACCTTGTCCACGATCATATTGAGAGATCCCCGTCCCTCGTGCAAATTATTTGCCCAAGTTGCGGTATCGCCAATTTTGGCCGCGAATTTGCTATACGCCATGTTAAAGGCAATAGCATTAGGTTTCTGAGCGATCGACCACTCACTAATATTCGGACTGTATACGTAGCTGCTTCGTGAGAAGCATGATGTTCTCATCAGATCAGACATGGTATAAGGCAAAGGATGCTTATAAGGCTTCCTCTGTACTTCCCATGTGCGAACCTTCTGATAGATCACGTGCCCGTATGAGTCCTTCAATTGGTCAGTGGCGGTCTTAGTCACACTCAACGCCCTAATAAAAGCAGCTATTGAGGAAGAGGATAGCCGTTCCTCTGTGACTCGTACTGAGCACCCCCTCCCTTCGGAGAAAGGCAGTACAGCACGAATAGGGTATAATTCTACCCTAGAAGAAGCCCGTGAGGG